ATGCAGTTAGAGAAAGCAGAGAAGATTTTACTAGTTTAAACCCGTCGATAAACTTAGCTGGGTCAGCATTAAAAATAACAGGAAAGATGGCCGGAGTAGCTGCTGACGCACTTGGTGGTATTGCTAGCGGTATTCCTATTGTTGGTGGTGTAATTGGCGGTGCAGTTAGTGCAGTAGGCAAATTTGCTGCGGGCGTGTCAGAAGCACTAGCTGACATTCTTGTTATGGTAGGTCCGCTGCTAACAGCCGAAGTACAACGTGCAAGCGAAGCATTCCGTGCAGTAGGGCAAGTTGGCGGATTGACTGCTGGCGGCTTAACTGAGCTAATGAATCAAAGCATTGATGCTGGACTTAGTTTTACACAGTTTAGTGCCTTAGCTTCTAAGGGTGCTGAAGGTCTTGCGTTTGCATTTGGTGATGCAAGCCAAGGTATTGAAAGATTTTCCCGAGTCTCAGCAGACATGGAACCATTTCGTCAAGGTTTGCTATCCTTAGGTGTGGGCTTTGAAAAGCAAAACGAACTAACATCAAAATACTTGTTGCTACAAGCAAGAACCGGCAGAGTTGAAACAATGTCAGCAAAGGCACTTGCACAAGGCAGTGAAGAATACATCCGTAAACTGTCCACACTTTCTAGGATAACTGGTACAAGCATTGACGATCAACAAGCTATAATGGATGCACAAACACGCAACATACGTCTAATGGGCGCTGCTGCTGATATTCAAGAGAGATTAGGTGGCGATGCAGGCAGACAAGCTGCACTGGCTATGCAAACCACATCAGCAACTATTGAAAAAGTTGCAAGTAAAGAAATTGCTGATGGATTGCGTGATGCAATGGCAGGAAACTTTGGTACTGAGGCAGCGCAAGGATTTGTTCTTGCAGCTGGGCAAGAAGGTGTTGCTGCGGTTGCTGCACTTCGTGCAGGTACTATAAGTGATCTTGATGCAACATCACTAATCATGCAAGGTATTAACAATAGATTTGATTCGCTAGGAGGATCAGCCGGCATTGCTAGACTAGTTGGACTTGGCACACCAATGGATGCAGTGTTTGAAGGTATGTTTAATGTGGCCCAACGTGCTAATTTAACTGCTGACGAGCTAAGATTGCTAGAAACATCGCAAGATAGTTTAACAACAGCAACGGATGGCACAACTGCTGATATGATTTCTGCACAAGTTGCTTTACAACAAGCAGCTATAGCAGCTGATAAAATGTCTGCAGAGCTTATGGGCCCGGCTGCCTCAGCAGTTAAAGAATTTTCTCAAGTTGTACAAAGAACAAACGAAGAAATTCTTAAAGTAATTACAACATTCAGCAATGAAGGAATATCTGGATTAAAAACACAAATTCTCAATGATATTATGCCAGATGTTACATCTGGAATTGTAGATTTTACAGGTATGAGTCCAGCGGAAAGAGCCGCAGCACAACAACAAATTCAAGAACGACTTGACAACGCCCAAGACAGACGGGCGGAGATTTGGAACAGCATCAAAAGCATGTTTGGCATTGACGGCAGAGCTGCAGGAGGCCCAGTTGATTCTAACGAAACCTATATCGTTGGGGAAAATGGTCCAGAAATGTTTCAGCCCAAGTCTTCTGGCACAATAATACCAAATCAAAATTTATCAAGTAGCAGCTCGGCTACTCCTGACTATGGTGCCATCAACTCAGACTTAGCTAAAATTCTTCAGTCAAGTAGAGATGGCATCGGGTCGTTAACAGGTACAACCACTACTACTGCATCAATAGCTGGTCCAGGTGGCACATTGCGCACTGAGGAGTTTTCTACTGCATTTGCTGAAAATCTTGATGTAGCAAATGCACAGTTAGCAAACTCTAAAGCAGATACTCTAATAAGAAAAGAAATATCTGATCTAACTATTGAAAAACTAACTGAACTTGTAACTGCAATGGATCGTGCTAATAGTACCAGTGAGAAGATACTAAGGCAGACCAGGCAAGGGTGATAAATACTTGTATCACAATGTGCATATTGGAAAAATAATACATGGCCGGATGGAAAAAATACTTTAAAGTAGTAGGCAACGAAGGTGGGCAACTTTCGCCTATTAGCGGAAGGTCTAATCAAGGATCAACAGGTCAAGGCGGCCAATTTGGTTTTAAGAATTATCAAAGTCACTTACCTGAGGTGTATTCGGGGCACCCAAACAGAATTGAACGCTACAATCAGTATGAAAATATGGATTGCGACAGTGAGATTAATGCGTGTTTAGATATTATTGCTGAGTTTGCAACACAAACTAATGAAAGCAACAATACACCATTTGAGGTTGAGTATGAAGATACTCCTACAAATAACGAAATTGAGATTATTAGAAAACAACTACAACAGTGGACTAAACTTAACCAGTTTGATCAACGCATATTCCGTGTTTTCCGTAACACACTAAAGTATGGTGATCAAGTTTTTGTTAGAGACCCCGAAACATTTGAACTATACTGGGTTGACATGACCAAGGTAGTAAGAGTTATTGTTAATGAAAATGAGGGCAAGCGCCCAGAGCAATATGTTATCCGTGACATTAATCCAAACTTTCAAAATTTAAGTATTGCTCCTAAGCAAACTACAGACTACGGATCAAATCCTAATTCAGGATCAATCGGCGGCGGCAGCTCTGGAGGCGGCAACGGCCCAGGCGGAAACTATACCCAGCCAATATCAGGCGGACGCAGTAGATTTGAGCATACTGTAAATGAAACAGTAATTGATGCTAAAAATGTAGTACATCTTGGCCTTAGTGAAGGGCTAGACTTCTATTGGCCGTTTAGTCAAAGTATACTTGAAATGATTTTCAAAGTGTTTAAGCAAAAAGAACTGCTTGAAGACTCGATTTTAATCTATCGTGTACAACGTGCGCCAGAACGCAGAGTATTCTACATTGATGTAGGCAACATGCCATCACACCTTGCTATGCAATTTGTTGAGCGTGTTAAAAACGAAGTGCATCAAAGGCGTATTCCAAATCAAACTGGTGGACAAGCTGGGACCACAATGGATACCACATACAATCCACTGTCAATCAACGAAGATTACTTTTTCCCACAAACTGCTGAAGGACGAGGTTCAAAAGTTGAAACACTGCCAGGCGGTGAAAATCTTGGCCAAATCGACGATTTAAAATACTTTAACAACAAGATGTGCAGAGGACTGCGTGTTCCTAGCAGTTACTTGCCTACTGGACCAGACGACAGTGATCGTCCAATGAACGACGGTCGTGTTGGCACAGCACTTATACAAGAGCACAGATTTAATCAGTATTGTGAAAGATTACAAAAACAAATTAGTCAGAAACTTGATGATGAATTTAAAATGTTTTTGCGCTGGAGAGGTTTTAACATTGACAGTGGCCTGTTTAATATCTCGTTTGCACCACCGCAGAATTTTGCTAGTTATCGCCAAGCTGAACTTGATACAACTCGTATGCAAGCGTTTACTACTTTAGAACAAATACCTTATATGAGTAAGCGTTTTCTTATGAAACGCTACTTAGGACTCACTGATGATGAGATGCAAGAAAACTCAAAATTATGGAGTGAAGAAACCGGGCAACCAAGTGAACTTGAGCCAATGGGCAAAGATCTACGCACAGTTGGTGTTAGTCCTGCTGATTTTGATGCAGACATTGAAACAGGTGGTGATATAGAAGCAGGCGGTGAGGAAATTGATGTTGACATTGACGCCGGTGCTGTTGCTGCAGAAACGCCTCTGGCATAAATATTATTATGAAACTATTTGAATTTTTTGAAGCAGCACCTGAAGGTTACCAAGATGTAGAAGACGACAATTCTACCCCTCGGCTTGGAGAACTGCGTAAAACCAAACTAACTCTTAAGCAGATTTCTAAGCTGCGTAAAATGTACGACATGCGAAATTATGAAAAACAAGAAGAGCTGAAAAAGATTCAAGCACAGTTTGCACCGCCACCTGCGCAAATGTAAGACTTTAATAGAGATTTTTTCTTTAGTCCTATTAAGTCATCGTTTTCTACCCATTTTACCCCTATAACTACATAGTTTTTAACATCTATGTTAAATATTACACTGAGCCCATACTTTGGAGGAACCAATATGAATAAATTTGAACAACTTATTGAATTCGTCATTAACGACGAACAAAATAAAGCAAAAGCTCTCTTTCATGAGATAGTTGTAGAACAATCTAAATCTATCTATGAAGATATTATGTCTGAGGAATCAGACGCAGAAAAAGACGACCATGCCGAAAAAGCTGGCGCTGAAGTCAAAAAAGACATCGAATATGATGACAAGATGGACGAGTCAGATCTAGGCGGATCGCAAGTTGACGATCTTATTGACGAAGTAGAAGCCGAAGAGCAAGGCGTTACTTTTGAAGATGATGAAGAAATTGAAATTGTTGACATTCAGAACGACGACGACGATTACGAAGAAGCAGAACTAGAAGATCGCGTTGTTGGTCTAGAAGATAAACTAGACGAACTAATGGCTGAGTTTGAAGACCTTATGGGTCAAGTTGATGACAATACTGATGACATCGACGGCGAGCAAGACGAAATTGATGGCGAAATGGATGACATGGATGCTATGCAAGATGAACTTGACGAACCAGTTGACGTTGAAGTTGAAGTTGAAGGCCGCTTTAATGAAAATGTTGAACTAACTGCTGCTCCTAAGCCAGTAACAACATCAACATCTAGTAAGTCACCTGTTGCTGCAAATAGCGGCGCAAAAGGATCTGTAGCAAAGCCAGTAAATTTTGATGATGGAAACAAAGGCGACCAAGGCCGTCCAACACCAAAGTATGCTAGCCAAGACAACACAACAAAGCCTGACGTTAAACCAGCTACTAAGCCTGATTTAGCACAAGCTGCTGGTGTAAACACTAAAAGTGTTATTGACTAAAAAGGATACCTAGTATGGCTCTTTACCTTAGAGAAAATCTTACTTTTGAAACCGCACAAATTCAACTCGTTGAAGGCAAGGACGGTAAGGAACTCTTTATGGAGGGCATCTGCATACAAGGCGGAGTCAAGAACGCTAATGAGCGAATATACCCTGTGAGTGAGATTTCTAACGCAGTTAAAACTCTTAACGAACAGATCAAAGAAGGCAATAGTGTCCTTGGTGAAGTTGATCACCCGGATGACCTTAAAATTAATTTGGACCGTGTCTGTCACATGATTACTAGTATGTGGATGGACGGTCCAAATGGATACGGAAAACTAAAAATACTTCCAACACCGATGGGTGAGCTAATTAAAACCATGCTTCAGTCAGGTGTACGGTTGGGAGTATCAAGTCGTGGATCAGGTAATGTAGATCCACACAACGGACACGTCAGTGACTTTGAAATTGTTACTGTCGATGTAGTCGCGCAACCCAGTGCTCCAAATGCTTATCCTAAAGCTATCTATGAAGGACTTTTGAACATGAAACATGGTCATACAGTTCTTGAGATGGCTAGGGAGTCTGGATCAAACGACAAAGTGCAAAAGTACCTAACAAACGAAGTATCTCGTTTGATTAGGGACCTAAAGATTTAGGAGAATCGCATGTTAGATGCTATTAAACCACTACTAGATAGCGACCTGGTTAATGAGGATACTCGCCAAGCTATTGCTGAACAATGGGCAGCAAAGCTAGTCGAGACCAAAGAAACAGTTCGTGCAGAACTTCGTGAGGAGTTTGCACACCGCTATGAGCATGATAAAACTGTGATGGTAGAAGCCCTAGATAAAATGGTAACAGAAGGCTTGCAAGAAGAAATTTCTCAACTTAATGAAGAGAAAAAGGCACTTGCAGAGGACCGTGTAAAAAATGCAAAGACGATGAAAGAGAATACTGCAAAGTTTAATAACTTTATGGTTTCAAAACTTTCTGAAGAGCTTCGTGAATTGCGCACGGATCGTAAAGTACAAACAGAAGGTTTTGGTAAACTAGAATCTTTTGTTGTTCGTGCTTTAGCCGAAGAAATCAAGGAGTTTGCAGCAGACAAGAAAGACTTAGTGGAAACTAAAGTAAAACTTGTTCGCGATGCACGTGGACAACTTGATAGTCTAAAAAGCAAATTTGTTAAAGAATCTGCTAAAAAGATGTCAACAACTGTTGCTACCCATCTTACGCAAGAACTAAGTCAACTTAAAGAAGACATCAAAGCTGCTCGAGAGAACAATTTTGGTCGTCGTATATTTGAAGCATATGCTACAGAGTTTGGTGCTACTCATCTCAATGAGAATGCAGAAGTACGCAAGCTAGTAGCTACTATTGAAGATAAAGATATTAAGTTGTCAGAAGCCATTAAAGCTCAAAAACAATCTGCAAAGCTTGTTGAGAGTAAAAATCATGAAATTAAAATCATTCGTGAAGCTAATGAGCGCGAAGCTACATTAGACGAACTTTTATCCCCTCTCAATGATGAGAAGAGAGATGTGATGATTAATCTTCTTGAAAACGTTCAAACATCTCGTTTAAAGAACGCATTTGAGAAATATTTGCCAGCAGTACTCAGTGAAGCTAAAGCAGTTAAGAAAGCTGAAGCACTTGTTGAATCAACTGGTAACAAAACTGTTAAGGCCGTAGAAAGATCCGACGTAAATAACGTTATTGATCTCAAGCGCCTAGCAGGGCTTTAAAAAAGAAAAAGGAGACAGAAATGTCACAAGAACTACTAGAAAACAGATGGAGTGAGACCAAGGAAGCCCTCCTAGAAGGCCTTCAAGGTTCACGCCGTTCAACAATGGGTGTTATCCTAGAAAACACTCGCAAGCACTTGGCAGAGAATGCAACAGCAGGTTCAACTTCTTCCGGTAACGTAGCAACACTTAATCGTGTTATCCTACCAGTTATCAGACGTGTTATGCCAACTGTTATTGCTAACGAACTAGTCGGCGTTCAGCCAATGACTGGCCCAGTTGGTCAAATTCACACACTACGTGTTCGTTATGCAAACGCAATGACAGACAACTCAGCAGCAGCAACAAATACAGCCGCTGGTGACGAAGCTCTATCACCATTCAAAATTGCACAAGCTTACTCCTCTGCGTCCACAGTGACAGCAGGCGTTGTACAAGCTGCACAGAACACATACCAAGGTGCAAACACAGCAGTACTTGAAGGTTCCGGCGGTCGTCAGATTTCCGTACAAATCCTCAAGCAAGCTGTTGAAGCAAAAACACGTAAGCTACAAGCTCGCTGGACTTTTGAAGCAGCACAAGACGCACAAGCCATGCACGGTATTGACGTTGAAGCTGAAATCATGGCAGCACTTGCTCAAGAAATTACTGCTGAAATCGACCAAGAGATCCTACTTTCTCTACGTTCACTAGCAGCAACTGAGTTTACATACAACCAAGCCACAGTATCAGGTACAGCAACATTTGTTGGTGACGAGCATGCAGCTCTTGCAGTTCTAATCAACAGAACAGCTAACTTGATTGCTCAGCGTACACGCCGTGGCGCAGGCAACTATGCTGTTGTTTCCCCTGCTGCACTTACAGTGCTACAGAGTGCAACAACAAGTGCATTTGCTCGCACAACAGAAGGCACATTTGAAGCACCAACAAATACTAAATTCGTCGGTACATTAAATGGCACAATGCGTGTATTCTGTGACTCGTATGCAGGCGATGCAACACCAGTTCTAGTTGGATACAAAGGCGCAAGTGAAACAGACGCACCAGCGTTCTATTGCCCATACGTACCGCTAATGAGTTCTGGCGTTGTTCTTGATCCGTCAAGCTTTGAGCCAGTTGTGTCCTTTATGACACGTTACGGCTACATTGAGCTAACAAACACAGCATCGTCCTTCGGTAACGCCGGCGACTATGTTGGTGAAATTGCTGTACAGAACCTTTCGTTCTCATAAGCTTTATCATTACAACCTGCATCCTGCAGGGAGGAAAAAACAGCACCTTCGGGTGCTGTTTTTTTTATGTTAAGTTACTGCACTTGACCAATGAATTCTGCTAAATAAAACTACACAACGCAATAGGTGCGTTTTATGCGGAATACCATCCGCGTAGTGGCTAAAACCCACATCGGACTTCTATAAGGAGAAAACAACATGGGACGTCCTCTCAAAATTAAAATTTCTGATACCCGCGATGCTGGCTTTAACAATCCAAATGGCGAAGGCACACCATCTGGTGAATTATCTTATGGTCAAGTTGGCGGTAACTTTGCTTTGTCAAGTGGAGCTTTTCCAGTAACAACAACTAGAGTTAAAATCGGCACAGTTGCTGAAGCCGACGGCTATATTGTTCGTCAAAAAGGATCAACTAAGTATCTAGTTGGTGATTCAACAGGTGTTACTGCTGGATCGTTTATTGTTGACAATCAATACATTATTACAGCAATTGGTAATACTGACTGGCAAGCAATTGGTGCAAATCCAGGCGCCGGCGTAGGTAGCACATTTAGTGCCACAGGTGTTGGTTCCGGAACCGGCACAGCAGACACAATTGGTGTTTGTGTACTAGCCAACTTAGCTGATGCTGCATTAACCGCTAACACTATGACAATCACATATGCTGATGTGGGATCAACACTAGTCCGCGTTAGAAAAATGTCAAATAAATTTGCTGTTCCATTTGGCAACGAAACTACGCAGCCACATCTATTAGTTAACTACTTTAACATTTCAGACGATACTGTCAAAATTGGCGGTTCAGGCGATGCTTCATCACCTAACACAATCGATCTAGTACAGATTGAAAATCCACAGTTTGGTTAAGCCCAACTTTTTAACTTATCGAGCCCTCACTGCAATAACTACAGTGAGGGTTTTTTTATGAGCGCAGCATTTATACTAGGCAATGGACGTAGCAGGTTAGCAGTTAATCTGAATAAGCTTGCTGAGTGTGGCACAGTGTTTGGGTGTA